GGAGGTAACAAGAACTTTAGCAGTTCTGTCATCACACAATCTGACGCCGACGAAAAGTCTATTGTAGCGTGTGAACGCGTAATAGACGATGTGTAGGCCATCTCTCGATGTTTATCTTGTTGATGTTGGATGTCCACACCAAAAGCAACGAGTCGCCTCGCAATCAAGCGCCCCAAGCCTTGCTGGAAGAACATATTCAGCGTAGGCTCAATGGCAATGGTGCGATCGATATCGTCATTTTTGGGTACGGTAGTAAGCCGCGACGAATCGCGTATATCTGCGTAGGTCCACACACCGCCAGGGCGGCGAATGTTTGGACAGCTGATAGCCAAGGTTTCGGCCAAAAGCTTGTCGTAACGCAGGTACAGACCAAACAGATCGACTACCGATTCGGTACAAGACCACGGGGGTACAAACTTCCGTGAGTTGCCCGTATCGGCGAAAGGGACTCCAAGGCTGGAGTTCGGTCCATGCTGGCACTCGTCGAAGAATTCACTGTCCGTGAAATCTCCTAGAATTTGCCAGCAAATAGACCTCGCGCGAACGAGAGCACGATCTCTGTCGGAGAAACCACCCAAGGGTGATTTTCTGAGTAAATCGTGCACAGGAAGGAGTAGATCAACAGAGCATAGATGACTCGCAACCTGAAGGAATTTATCCTTGGCTGCGCGAGATCTTGCCTCTTGACCGCTCTTCGTGCGTGGGGGATACTTCTTGAGGAGCCCGGCTTGGGCTTTCTTAAAGATCTCCCATTCTTTCGATGAGGTAGGTCTGACACGATTCAGATCCTCGCGGAGGATGCCAGAAACAGTGTCCGCGATCTGGCAATGGTTAAAGAGCGGTTGTCGTTTAACTGGGTTTCGCATAGGAGTTCTCCTGTTGCAAAGATGGCAGGCGGGGTAAATCAGCTCAGGTTCAAAGTTTTGAACACTGGAGTGAAATCACCATCAAAGAGAAGGTGAGCCCCGACGTCAAGCATGTCCTGGATCTCGGTGGGCGTACATTCAACATCGTACGCTACTTCGACCTTGACGGTGTTCACAGTGATTTTACCGTTTGCGAGGAGTTTCGGTTTCTTGTAGATACCGGAGATCCGCGCTTGGGTATAGCC